ATTTTGATAGACTGAAATGTTTAGTTTGTTCAAAACATTGTTCCATACTGCACTATTGCTAGTCAAGGTAGAACGGGCATCATTCCAGTTAGCACTATTGGACTTGACTGTTCCACTTACACTCTTAGCATAAGAACTTAGTTCATTTATTCTACCACTTAGGTAGCCATCCTGTCCATACAAAATAGACAAGTGGTCACTCATTACATTGGTGTAGTTTGCGAAAGCACTTTGAGTCAAGAATGTATTGGTTGTATTAACGCCGCTAGCAATTTCATAATTGTTAGGGAATCTATAAGTTCCACCCTTCATACCAATATTGTGATTCTTGTAGCCACTCAAATCAAAACTAGACAAGACTTGAATAATCATATTGCCTGTCATAGTTTGTGTTGGAGCTATTACTTTACTTCCACTAATCCAAGGTACGAAAGATTCACCAACTGGAGCAAAGTCAGCACTAACATCACCATTTACACTTTGATGTAAGGCGGTTACAACATTTCCATTATCACTTAAATGTAATTCGTTTTGTTTGTCTTTCTTGTTAGCAAGTGAATTTAATGTTGAAGAACTGAATGATGTTAATTGATTTGTCAAGTCATTGATTTCATTCTTCAAAGTTCCACTAGCATTTTGAATTTCACCATCTAGGCCGGTAACACTAATTGTTGTTACTTTGTTTTCATCGTCGGCACTAATATCAATCCAATTACCACCTGTAACTGTGTATGTTTCTGCTTGGTCTGGACCATAGTCAGCACTCCAAGAACTAAATGCACTAATGTCTAGTTTGTTGTACATCAACCAACCAGCACTATTGTACAATGCATTCATGTTTGGATTGTATGAACCACTTATAAAGTTGTTAAAGTAGTCTTGTGGCATATATTGACCCAAGTCTAGCCAATCATAGAACATAGCTGTAGTTGGGAAATTATATGAAGCTCCCTTCATTCCAATAAAATGATTTTTATTTCCACTTAAATCAAATGATGAAAGGACTTGAAACCATTGACCAGGTTGTAAGTAGCCCATTGAAGAAATTTCTTTACCACCACTAATCCAAGGTGTTCTATCACCTGCACCTTGACCAGCACTAGCAAAAGCACTAGCTAATTCTTCTTTGGAACTTGTTTGATATTTCTTGTAAACATTTTCGTTAAGAAATTCGTAAGTAACTCTGTCACCTAAAGCACTATTGATTTCTGTTTTGTTGTAATAGTTGTTCAAAGCACTTGCGTCAGCCTTAGCACTTAGTTTGTTGTTCATTTCTTCACAACATTCTTCAAAAGCACTTGTATCAACCTTATCACCAAAAGCACTTCCAAATGTGTCATTGAACCAATCGCCTTCAACACCTAGAACAAGTGATTCTTTTCCACCTACATTTGCGGTGTAGGCTGTCATTGTTTCATCAACGGCTAATGGTAAGGTTACAGCACCCAATGGGCTATAAGTAGTTCCATAACCACTTAATGTAGCATCGTGAATTACAATTTTACTTCCACTTGTTCCACCTGCACCACCAATTCGTGTGTCATAGCTAAACAATTCTTTGTTGTAAAAATCACAAACTACGATTGTGTAAACAAATGAAGAATCGGCATAAGCTACACCACGAGCATTAGCATCCAAAGTAACAGGATTACTTTGTGCGAAATTACCATCTTCATCTTGGAAGATGTTAGCAAGACTGCTTCTGCCTTGGTGGTAAACATACACCTTACCATTTACAAGGTTTGAACCATTCTTGTTTTGAAATTGATTTTCTAAAACCCATACAGGATATAACATTTAAAAACCTCCAAACCTTATAATACTACGAATGTTTCGGTATTGTAGTCATGTATAGTTACATATCTTATTTGTGCTTTGTCATTAGTACCGACTTGTGCTATTTCAAACAAATCACCATTATCAATTACTTCTAGTGCAGCTTTGTAACCAAACCAAGTATTACCAATGTAGTTCAAACTATGTCTTGACCAATTACCATCACTTTCGTATTCAAAAACTCTTGAACCTTGTTCAGGGAAATCACCACTATCAAGAACTCTTAATTGTCCTGCACTCTTATAGTTTGTCTTAAAGTTTGTCATACATCTTACACTAGAATACATAAAGATTTTGAAATCAAAACTTCCCCATTGTACTAAATGTTTATAGTTACCATCATTATTTTGTGCAGTACCCTTATACCCTTTAGGTGATTCTAATGGGCATTTTCCAGTATTTCCTTTGTATAAAACTACATTGTTCAATGAGTCTGCTATGAAAGTCTTATTGTAGTAAGAACCAGCTCTATTAGCCCAATATCTACATCTAATACCTTCATCGTTACCTGCAAAGCTATTACCAACAAATGTCCAGTTTACTTCACATTCGTAACATTTACTTTCCCAACCATTTTCGGTATCAAATCGTGTAAATTCAATAGGTGTATTGCTATTGAATGAATTGTTCTTGAAATATGCGTACAAGTGGTACACATCATTAGAATCCTTGTAAGGATAAATCTTGATTGTGTTGTTGTCTGTTACACAATTTTCCATTCTCAATCGTTTCATTGTAAAAGCAACATTTGTTTGGAATCTTGTGTTTTTAAATTCAGTTACAGGTGTATCTGCATTGTTGTCGGTTACATAATTCATTGTAACACCCCACCAACAATTATCACATTCAACTTGCATTGGAACTGTCCAAATTGTATAGCCAGTTATTTTTGTGTTTTCAAACCACATAGCACTAGCACTTGGTTGATTGTTGAAACCAATATCACTATCACTTACACTCAAGTATCTTCCACTGAATCCTAAGCTATCAATGTTACTATTTCTCAATGTTACATCGTAACTTCCACCACTAGCACTTGAATACAAACTAACACTTGAAGCCTGTACATTTCTAACATCGTTAAAATCACTTAGGTTCAAGCTAGAACACTTTCTATCTTGTAAGTCAATAGATGTTTGACCATCAGCCCTGCAAGCATTTACATAAACTTGAACATTTGAGAAATTGTCAAGAATTAATTTGTTCAAACCGACAGTTCTTACATTTACTTTGTTCACAAAGTCAATATTTGCTGGGTCACTAAACCATTCATCCTTGAAATAGGAATAATAAAATCTAATTTGGTCTGTACTATTCCAAAGATTCTTTCCCAAGATGTTACAATTTGTTATTTGTAATCTTTTACCTTCGGCATAGGTCATTGGTATTCTTGAACCACCAATAATGTTTTGTTGGTTCAATTCAACATTATTTTGTAAGACTGTATTGGCAAAGTTATTGTCTTGGTCAATGTACAAAGTCTTAGCATCGCAACCCCAGAAAGCAGTTACGGTCTTGAACCAGCTAGAGTGAACTTCACCAACATTGTTTCCATTTAGCATAAAGTCACAAATGTAATGGTTTGGTGTTCCAACTACCTTAATGTCTGCACATTGAATTAATTCACGGCTAAATCTTGTGTCGCAATCAACTAATAATTTCTTTTGTGTGACCAAACTAACTGTACTTGCAGTGTATTCACCACGAACAAAGTAAACGCCTGGTGCTGTCTTGAAATGTTCAGTACCAACTTCATCAACATAGGTTAGTAAAGCATTAATGTTAGCTTCACGGCCTGGATATACACCATAGTATGTTGATGGTAGGTATTCTCCATCAAACTTTAGAATCCACCTACCTGTATCAATTCCATTAGCCTTAATGATGTAACCTTCGTCTGGAGTTTGTACACATTGGGCATCCCAATAGTATGTTCTAATTTCACAATCGTTATCATCCCAATAACCGATAACACTTATGTTACCAAGTTCAGGGTTAGCTTCTTTAATTCCATACAAGCCGTGTACGATTGTGTCATTAGTAGCACTACTTACATCAAATGAAGCCAGCCAATCACGAACAAATGACCAATTCTCGGTATCATCATCTACCATTGGATTAGCAAAGTTTCCAATGTACTTGTACAATCTACACTGAACTAGCTTGTCTGTAAAGTAGGTGTGTTGTGTTCTACTTTCGCCATTCAAGTAAATTGGATTTTCTGCTACAACATATTCGTCATTGGCAGGGTTGTATGTGAATATGTTAGCTGGAATGTTTGTACCAGCATATTCAACTACAATCTTTCCACCAACAACTAATTTTCCCTTTTCATCTAGGACTAATTCATCTTGGTTTATGAATGGTACAAACATTAATTGTTACCTCCGTTTTGTACAACATTTATTTGAGGCTGACTTGCTTTAATTTGTTCTTTCTGCAAGTTCAAAGCTTCTTTTTCAATACTAGCATTAGCCTTATAGATTTCAGCTTGTGTCTTAGCTTGTGTAGCTGGATTACTTTGTTCTAACTGAGCATCAAGAATCTTCAATTCCTTTTCGTGATTGAACTTTTGGTCAGCTAACAACATTTCTCTTTGTAAGCTATATGCTTGAATTTGTTGTTGGTTATTCAAATCTTCAATTTGTTTTTGTAGTTCTGCAATTTGAGCATCACGCTTCTTAATTTCACCATCAGCTTGTTGTAACATATCTTGCTGTTGCATTTCAAGTGGTGTTTGTGTAGGTTGTAACATATTGGCGAAATTAGTAATGTATTCGTTATCAGCTTCAACTGCACATTCAGCCATTACCAACTTTTGCTTATCTACATCACTTGTAAGCATTTGTCCGTATTGCTGGAATTGTACCCTAGCTTCTTCCTTTTCCATAGCCCCATCTGGACCTTCAATTACATTTACCTTAATCTTACCAAACAACTGTTGACCAAAGTAATTTTCTGCAAACAACATACCAAGCAACTGCATACTAAACTTCAAGTGATACAAGTAGTTTCTTATGTTGTTGTTAAATGTTTTCAAATTAATTAATGCTTCGGTGGCACTTCTTTGAACATCAGTTTCAAGACCTGTTGCAGGAATACCAATTACACTATCCACCATTTGTAGTGAATTTTGCATTAGTTGGTTTACATCTTGAAATTCTATTATGTTGTTCTCTCTATGTGGTTCAGGTAATTCCCTTTTGCCATCCTTAGAATACTTGTGGAACATTCTTAATGAGTTCCAAATCTTGTTAGAATCCTTGTAATACTTTTCGTAGCCATCAACAGCTTCGTCTGAAATTACCCAGTCATTTTTTGGGGCAATAGCACATCTTAGAATTAACTGACGATAAGAATAATTAATTAATCTTTGAATTGGACGCATTTGTTTCGTAATTCCACTCCAAGTAATCTTATCCTTTTCCCAAGATTGTTCACCGAATACTGGAACGACAGGAATATACGAATAAGGTAACATTGTTGGTTGTTCCAACAAATCATTACCTGCTAACTTGTACACAATAATTCCTTGCTTGTTCTTTACATAGAAAGTGACAACTGGCAAACTCGTATCGTGGTCATAAGGCTGACTAATATCAACCAATGGCTTATCCAAATTATCCACATCAATGCCGTAGTTGTCCTTAATCCATTCCTTAGACTTGATTTCAACAATGGCTGCCTTTGTAGCATCACTGAAATTTAATTTGGTTGCATCGGGGTCTAAGCGAACATTGGTTACATCTGGAATAGAGTACATAATTGGCTTGATAGAACCATCAATGTCATAGTCTGTACTAAACACGATTACACCCAAGCTAGTAGAAACTGCATTAGTCAAGGCTTCAACACTAGCGGTGTAGTTATCAACATTACTTAAAAATTCATCTGCTACCTTGTTCAATTCAGGTTGGTTTTCAAAAGACCACTTGTATTGATAGGGCAAATAGCTATTTACGATTGTTCTTACTACATTACTTACAACATTCAACTTACAATCGTTTGCTACATCACCGACCAAGTTGGTATCTACATCGTCAAATTGGTCGCCGTTAATGAATGTTCTATCTTTCTTAATTTGTTCAAACAAGTCCTTATATCTTTTGTAGGAACGCTGTTCAAACTTCTTAAATTCGTCTATTAAAGACTGTACATCAAATTCTTGATTTTCTTCCATTGTAACCTCATAAATTGGGCTTGAGGGTCGCAACATTTACATCAACCCTACTTGCTATTATTTATAACTTTTGGTGGTTACAAACAAAGAAACCCTGGGTGGCACATCCACGACAGGGTTTAGATACTATTCAATAAAGAGAATTAATAATATGAGAATCAAGATACATTAATCAATGATTCATAGTATTTATATTGATTGGCCAGGTAATAATTTTACTTTTTGCACTTCCCTTGGGTATTGGCAAAATTGCCAAAATAGTGTGTTTATTCGTTCGGTCAAGAAACCACCTATTCTAGCTTGGTATTCAACATTACAATTCTTATCTGGTCCACTGCTTGTAGTGAAACTTGTGTTCTTACGAACAAACTCACAAGCACCTTCGTATGAATGAGGACAACCTAAAGCACCCATAATGTTCAACACCCTTGGCTCTACGAAAGCTATCCATTCTTCTATTAGTCCGTTTTGGGGCAGAAAAGATGTTGTAAGGGCATAGAATCGGTTCCCTTAACACATTTAGCTCTTGCGGTGTTAAAGCCTTAGAACAAGCCTCTACAAGCATTGGTGAATGATAGTGTGCTAGGTGGTCTAAAACACTTCCACCCAAGCGAATAGGTTCAGCCATTTGAACACCCATTTTAGCATAGCACTTTCTGCGATAATGACTTAAACAAGCCCAATCATTATCACGCAACTGGGTAGCTATCCATTTCCATACACCCAACTCGCCATAAACCCTATCATCGTATTCTGACTTATAAGCAACAGTGCCTTCAACCTTACCATTTTGGCTTATGAATATCTTGTTTGAAATATCTCCAAAGAAACTATCATCAAATGGCTTATGGCACAAGATGTAATTATAGATTTGTGGATAAGGGCTTGTTCGGTCTAATTCAATGTTATGGTTTATCATTCAACAATTTCTCCTTTTCTTCGGTGCGTTCATTTAGGGCAAAGTATCTTTCAATTAGTTTGTCATTATCACATACAACATTACCACAAGCATCCTTTGTACTAAATCTTCGTTTCTTAAATTCTTCCGTTGACTTTGTTAGAAAGTGCTTTACAAATGCCTTTTCCCAAATAGGTTTCATAAATGGGCTATTGCTATCAACTTTTTCACCTAAAACATTTCTTGAAATTCCAAATGTAATAGCGGGATTGTGTATTCCCAAAGTGGTAGGCTTCCAAGTCTTACGAACAAAGTATTTAGTGTGCCAATTTTCGGTAATTCCACTAGGTAAATCCAAATTATACTTACAATCTATTGGTGATGGTGTTTGTAATCTTTCAAGTACGGGTTTCTTTTCGTACTTTACATTCCCACAATCCCCGAATGTCTGCCACGAAAGTCTTAGGCAATCACAATCCTGCATATAGGTTCTTACAAACTTATCAACATTTGTAGGTATTGTAAGAAATTCATCACCATCTAATATACAAACAACATCACCCAACTTCATAAATTTATCATAAAATTCTTGATAGCAACTAGGTTGTGGTACTTCCAGCCTTGAAACATCAATTTCTTTGTATATTGGGTCGGATATATTGTAGCTTTTCTTTGAATTATTGAACACCACTATTCTATCAAACCCTAAATTTTTATGGTGGATGAACCATTCCGCTATATAAGGGTGTTCATTCTTTTGTATTGAAATTAACCAATTCATTATTTCTCCCAACTACATTTACCACTTCTAAAATATCTTAGATATTCTTTGTTATAAAGTTTAAGATTTTCATATCGAGTTATTCCATAGTGTTCTTTGAATTTTTTACCAAAATCACTTAAAACCCTACCACGATTTTTTGTTATTGTGTTAGGATTATTAATATTTTCTTTGTGATTAACACACCTAAGATTAATTAAAGTATTATTTTGTTTGTTACCGTCAATATGGTCAATTTCATAGTTTTCCGGTATTTTTGAATTAAAAGTTTCCCAAACTAACCTATGTAAATACATCTTTTTTCCAAGTGTGTGTATGAAAAGATAATTGGTTTTTGTTTTATTTTTGCTACAACATACTAGAGTCTTTTTTAGTTTACTATATCTAAAAACCTCACCATCTTCTGTAACATATCTATCGTATTCCCAGTTATATTTTATCTTCATCTTTAGCCTCATTTTCTTTCTTCATTTCTGCCAAATAATTTGTTATCTTGTTTGTAACATCGTCAGCCAATTTCTTCAATTCATCTTCATTATAAGCACTTGTTTTATACTCGTACTCAATTCCGGCGAGCTACAAATAAGTTCCAAGCATTTTGTATGTCATTTAATTTGGTCATGTCAATCTTCTCCAAAATCTTCTTATTTTTCTTTTCCATCCATCTCTTCTTAGCATAAGCCTTATAGTATTCCTTATGTGTTTGACGGTAGATTTTTTGATATTCCCTTTGGTAGCTTGCGTAATCTTCCCTTTGGTCAATTTCAACTACCCTACCATGTTCATCATAATATCTTTTTCTACCTTCGCTAATATTTCTCTTATGTTCTTCGGTTCTTACATATACACCTTTAGGCATCTTTATCCTCCTTTATTCCAAATTTCACATATTGTGCCATAGCATTAACAGCAGGATTCTTTGCTTCCATACTTGCCTTGTATTTCTTTATTTCTTTTTCTACAAGCAACATCTTATCATACCATTCTTGCTCTTCTTTTTGGTTATGAGAACCAACCCACATTTTACGAACAAATTCATATCGTTTGACTAATTGTTCAATTTTCGTCATACTTTAATACCTCTTAATTGATTGTAAAATTTTGTTTCATCGGGAATATCACCAATCATACGATTAATCTCAGCTAACTTTTCAATGGTTTCCATAGATGGGTAATCAAGGCTATCCATTTCAATTAGAATCTTTTTGAAAATTACTTTTAGCTTTTTCATTGACTCATTCCACTTTGGTTCATCACCTAAAGACAAGTAGTTGTAAAAGTCTTTGGACTCTTGGTCAAATTCTTGGATTAATTCTTTTATCATTATCCGTTCTCCTTGTCATTATCTTCAAAGCTACACTTTTGTTTAACTCGTTCAACAATCTTGTCAGGTACTTTATACAAGTATTGGTTATCCTTATCTTGTTCAAAATACTTTGCTAGTTCTTTTACAGCCTTCACATCAGCTATCCAAATATTCTTTCGTTCTTGTTTGCTTGGTTCTTCTACTTTTATCATCTTAACCTCTTTATGTTATACTTTATTTATATCACAAAATATAGAAAAAGCACCAAATCTTATTGACTTGGTGCATAATTTGTTTGTAGTGTGAACTTAAACAAAGTCTTGTTCTAGTGATTGTTTCTTTTCCAAGATTTTAAGTTGTTTGTATATTTTTTGCACTAATGGTATGTCGCTGCCTTTCATCTTGTAATGACAAGTAAATTCAACATCACCCCTTAAATCACCTATGCCAATAATGTAATCATTAAGGCAAATGCCATCTAGCCATTCATCAACATAGTTTATTAGTTCTAGTTTTTCTTGACTTGATACATTAATGTCTTTGGTAATTCGGTTTACAACATCTTCTACAATTAGTTGTTTGATTATTTCTAGCATTACTTCATACTCCTTGCAGATTTAATCTTTTGTTCTAGTTCCTTTTCAGTCCAATGTTCCCTTTTAGCTTTTTCCTTGACAATTTGTAGGGTCTTTAAATCATCATACTTTACGCAACAACAAATTGCTTTGTACAAATTAAGGTTTGAATCACCATTACCTTTTTCGTTTGGGTAAGATGTGTTAAGGTAGGTTTGGACAGATGTGCAATTCATACAATCCATATCTTTCTTTGAACGGTGGTAATCAACAAATTGCTTAGTTCTAGCCTCTTCCTTTTCCCTGTCAAACTTCTTTCTCCAAGATAAGGATGCTATCACATCGTTATAAAGTGGGAATTGCTTACCATTGTGGAACTTGTAGATGTATTCAGCACCTTCCTTGTGGGCAGGCATATAGAATATTCTATTGGGTTGGAAAGTGGTTTGGTCAGCATTCCTAAAGGTTTCGCTTAGGATAGCACTTTGTTCATCATCGGTCAATGGAACTTCATAATTACCAAACATAATTACACGAAACTTGTGGTGTTCGCTTGTATGTGAGAATGATGTGTAGATAATGTAGAAATAGTCTTGGTATTCCTTACAAAATTCATCAATTGTGTAGCCATTATCATAATCTAGGATAAAGTATTTTGCCTTTCTTACGATATTATCCTTTTGGTGTCCTTTGTTTGGGTCTAAACACTCACCAAAGCACCAAAGGTCATTCTTTTCCTTGGAATCGGTTATCTTTGGGTTTTCAACACATTCCATAATTTCCCTTAGTGTACACTTTGTAGGGCTTATGGTCTTGTCAAATGTGCTGCCGCATTGTAACAATGGAATGTTATCAAGTTGTAATGGTTCACTCTTACATCTTGACAAGTCCAAATCTACTTTCATTGGAAATTCACGAATTATAGCCATTTTTATTCATCTCCATTTGCTAATCTTTTAAAGAAATCATCGTTATCTTCTACAAATTCATCGTTTGTATCGTTACTTTGTTGTGGTGGTTCTTCGTATTCAATAGTGCCATCCCAATTCTTAGACTTGGTTAATTGGTCTTGAATAAAGGAATTTAGGTCTTTTTTAGGTTGTTCATCATTTGAAAGTTTAACTTGTGACAAACGGTTCCCCTGGTTCCCCTGGTTCCCCTCATTTTCGTTAGAAATTGCACAATTTTTTTCTTCACTTTTTTTAGCAAAATCAAGGGGAACATGGGGAACATGGGGAACATTGTGTTCATTTTTGTACTTTTCTTCATCATTACCGAATGGAACAAAGTTTACATACTCGGTAAATGGGTTAATTTCTTCTTTTGTAACCGTAGAATCATTAGTTGCTTCCACAATAGAAACAATCTTTAGCTTACAAGGCTTTAACTTGATAACACCTGTGTACAAAGTACAAATTCTCTTACAAAAAGAAGAATAGTTACAAGTAACCTTTTCGTCAGTGTAAAGTGTGTAATCTTCATATGCTTCTTTAAGTGTCTTACCACCCTTACTTCTATTAGAAACAATCTTCAATTCATTCTTTGTAAGCCATTTCTTGACCGTATCATTACTTGAAACATAGGTTGTTCTAGCAAGGTCTAACAAGTTAGCCATATCGTTACCAAACACATAGCCCATTTTTTCGTGTTCATTTACACCCTTCCAAAGAGCTAATGCGTTTTCACTCCAAATCTTATCACAATAATCTTGTGCTAACTTGTCATTCTTCATATCATCCCTAGTAAACTTCAAGTCAGCATATCTTCTCATACCAGTCTTGTCATTGAAAATTTCCCAAATGGCATAGTTTGAATTTGAGAACAAAGTAGCTCTATTAGGGGTTTCGTGGAAATCTTCACTTCTCATACCTCTATCAAACGATTCTTTGGCAGTGATTAATCTTTTCAATTTACCATTACCAACCGAATCTTCCTTATCCAAATCCTCAAAGTTACAAATAAGTTTCTTGTTCCAAACAACTTGTGAAAAGCTATCATTAAGCATATCCGTCTTGACTTCGGCATACATCTTTTTCATAACATCACGGCACATGTGACGAATGAATGTGGATTTACCACAACCTTGTTCACCTTCAATGTTTAAGAAAATTGGGTAGTCAATTTCACCAACTGCTAATTTGTTCTTAACCGACCAAATTTGGTGCTTAATCAATGAAGCAAACAAATCATAGCTATAATAAGGAATGTCATTTACTGTCACGAATGATGGCTTGTAGAAATCATAAAGTTTCTTCAAGAAATCATTACATTGATTTTCAAAAATAGGGTCATATTCAAGTTCTTTGTAAATGTTGAACTTGTAATTGTAATATTGATTCATAATAAACGAATCAAATCTACTTTCGTGTAATTCCCAAGGGTCAAAGCCAAATACTTTTCTATTTTCAAGGACTGTCAACTTGAAATATCTTTTCAATTCTATCAAGTCAATACTTTCACCCTTCATACGAGCAAAGTAAGGTCTTTCAATTCCTGCTGGGTCTATGACCATTTTTCCAATAGTCTTAGGAACATAAAGCCTATCTTCCAAATCCCTTTGTATATCGTCTAGGAATAGCTTTACATAATATGTGGAGGCATCTACGGGCTTGATATTTTCATCATCACCCATTTCTCTTAATTTATCCAAAGCGGCATTAATTTGGTTGCCACTATAATTAGCCTTTACTTCATCAATGCTATCAATCTTACCCCTAGAAATTGTCTTTCCGGTCTTGTAAGTAGGCTTGCTTCTTTTCGCTCCACTTAATGCGATATTTTGTTTTTAATAATTCTACTAATTCATCTTCCATTTGCTTTTCATTTCCTTTTAAATGCCACCCAAAACAAAAATGGATAGGTGGGAAAGTTCTCTAAGCCTGACCACCTATCCATTCGCTCATATTGGAAATGAATACACAATGAAAATCTTTATGTTATTTATGATGAATGTTCAGGCTTAGAGAAACGATTTTCAAACATTCATCATCTTCTAGTATTATTTATACCAAAATTAAAATAATTTTTTCAATTTTGTGAAAATCGTTTTAATAAGTTTCTTTGTAAACTTTCTCTAACCTTTGGAGAGAGAAATGACTAGGTGGGAATGTTTTGGGAACCTTGACCACCTAGCCATTACTTTAATCATAGGAATAATAAAATGTTGATACATCAATCAACACCCTATAATATACATTATTTTTTCAAGGATTTGCACATCTTGAAATGAAATTATTTCTCACTTTAAACTAAAAACCTTGGTTGCCGCTACAACCAAGGTTATTTTTATCCACCATAAAGAATTAAGAAATAAATGGTTTAACCCATTCATAGTATGTATAACAAACAAAAATACCCCCGTTTTATAGGGGGCGATTAGGTGAGTAGTGATTGATTTATGATACGATAATGAAACTTTATTTCATAGGTGTAATTCTAGCTAAACCTAGCATACTTACAAGCCAATGTATTAGACAAAATATCGGGTCAATGGCAAGATAATACAGGGAACAAATATAGGATAAAATAAACATTATGAAAAGCGATGGTTTAATAGTTTCCTTAAATGAATCTACGGCACCTCTTAATGAAAGAGTTCTTACTAAACCCCATAGAAATGATAGGATAAGACCGATGGTTACAAAAGAACCAGTTCCTGCAATAATCCACAAAAGTTCGTTTACATAGTCATTCATTTTTTCTTCTTTCCTATTGACTTGATGGCTTTGTCAAACGATAAGCAATAGAGCTTTTTCATATCCTTTAGAATGGTCTTAGCATCCTTTGCGTAGACATTGTTTTTAACCAAGTTACCAATAAAGTCTTTACTTTGTAACTTGACAATTTCACCGATGAACCTCTTAGTCACCGGACTCATCTTTTCTAGCTTTTTCATAGTGGTGTTCCTTAAAAATTTGTGGGTGGTCTAACCTTTCAGACAAGTGGATAAATGGAGAAATTGGAGCAACCACTTGGATTAGACTTGCAGGCACCCTAGTTTAACGATAAATTACGAATTTTCTTCTACACTTTTCACATGGCCAGTTTTAAGCCATTCCTTGTAATACTTGTTATTCAAATCTTCCATACCGAAGTTCTCAATGAACCAAGTTGGTGCTTCCGGATTCACCTCTTCCAAGTATTCCATAAATTCAAGCATCTTGGTTTCTTTCTTAGTTTTCTTCATAGTTACCTTCCTTGTTTTACGATAAATTACTTAGTAAAAGGTTCATTCAATTCTTCTACACGATAGCAGAACAACATAGCAGCAATAGAACTAAGTTCAAAGTATTTCGGATATTCACTTTTCTTTGCCCAATTAAGTGACTTCCAAATTTGACCAATTTCTGTAGCAGTAAGCTTGCAACCAGGATTTACCACATTAGCAATCCAATCAAAGCCATACTTGTCATCTTTGTTAGCTTCTTCAATTCTAGCCTTAATATCCTTGTCGGTCACATTCAACTTTTCACAAAGTTCTTTGTAGTTCATTTTCTTCATAGTTACCTTCCTTGTTAAGTGTGTTGTTTTTGTTTTACGATGTAAAGGTAATAAATTTCTCAACCTTTGGCAATAGTTTTTTTAAATTTTTTGAAGAAAGTTGTTAATAGATTGTTGATAAGTTATGGATTCATTGTGAAATCTTTATTCAAGTCATTCTTCTTCATATTAACCTTGAATAGTTTCAAGTTCTTTGGGTCATTAAGCCAAGCAACCAAAGCATAAAGCAAATATTGGAATGTACAAATATCCTTATTTTCATAATCTATGTTTAATTCTTTGAAGCAAGCAAGCCAAAGTTTTTCTTGTTCGTCATAGAAACCTTCATCTATGTAGGACATGAATTGTTCAGCAAATACAACCTCGCCAGTGTAATCCTTTTCATGCCAAGACCATACACCACATATATTATCAAGCACATCAAAGTATTTTGGTGGTAAGTTCAATAGCCATTTCTTAATAGCATCCCTATTAGGGTTGTACTTGTAATGTTCTAAATCGTATTTGTATTCAATCATAATTACTCCTTGTTAAAGTGTTTGAAATAAAGCTAGTAAAGTGAAAATGCTTTGTCAAGGGTAGTTTGGTAACTTTTTGTAAACACAAATAAATATGTTCATAGCGAAACCCAAAATAATTATTCTGATTCTGATTAAAATTATTTTTCTACATTTACCATTATGAGCAAAGACGAGAAATTGAAAAGTATCATAGACTATATTGAGTATGCAGGTTTAACCTTTGTTGAGCCATTTAGTTTGATTTCATCAACCGTTGTTGAAGCAAGCTATTGGTGTGAAATTCCTAAAAATATAATATTGATGCACATTAATAGAACATTCAAGAAAAAGTATGGTGAACAATATATCAAGTGTCAAAAGATAGCCCACGAAATAGCCTGGGGTAATAATCCCGATGAAGAAAGAATAATGGCTATGGATTTGAAACCAAAAGAACCAAAAGTACGCAAAGAATATGAGCGTAATGCTAAATCGGAATTTGGAAAAGCATACAAGGAATACACTGGTTTGACTTCAAAGGCTAATCGCCCACTTTATAATGCTTGTACAAACTATTACTACACTCATAATGAATTTCCGTGGTTTAACGAAAAGAGATGGAAGAGAATGTGTACAAGATATAAATTTGATGATAAGAACATTGAAGAAAAGGTTGAGAAATAATCTCAACCTTTTTTATTTTAATCTTGGTCTAAGCCATATAACTTTATTAGTTTGTTTGTATCTGGTTTCTTATCTGGACTTGTAAGGTCAGTTCCAAATATGTTATCCACATTTCTAAGAATAGGGTTAGCATACTTATCTCTACCCAACATATTCATTCCATAGTTCTTTGTAAGACCAGCATACTCATCAATCTTTCGTTTGATAAAGTTTGCTTTTGTTTCTTTGTTAGCTTTTCCTAACAACATAAGTTCACCAGCAGTCATTTTATCCAAAGTCCTAACTATTTCATTTGTATTTTGTGTTTTCAAAGCACTTGTTAATTTGTTTTCAAGTTCTTGTTTGAGTTTTGGATTATTGCGTGTTTCAATATCCCTAATAATGTCATTCCAACGAGTGTTGTTATCAAGTAAGTTTTTACGCATAGCCCATTTAGGGAAAGCATCCAAGCCTTCATCCATAGGGCCAGCTACTGCTTCATTCAAATCACTTAATGGTTTTACAACAACATCTTTCTTAGCATCCTTACCAAAGTTTATTGTTCCAAATTTTGCGTTTGGATTGTTAGTATAAATGATGTCGGGCTTTTTACCTTTACCCTTTGACAAGAATGTGTTTTCAGTTAATTGGAATGGAACACCTTCATCAATCTTTCTTTGTATCTTTGAAGCTCTAGTAGCGGCTTCGTTGATTCTAGTTTGTACTAAATTACCAACTTTACCGTGTGCTAAAGCATCAGCTTGATTAGCCATTCTACCAACTACTCTGGGTGTAGCAACATTAGTAGCAGCACCAAGCAAACCACCAGCAGCAGCTTCGCCTAATGGCATATCATTGAAAGCATATTGACCAGCATTGGAAATAATTGGCGAAGCGATATTACCTGCCAAAGTAGCGGCTTTACTTTCACCACCTAACAACATAGCTGCATTTGATGCTGCGTCCGTTGCTAGTGGTAATGCCATATCACCTACACCATTGATGTTTTCATAGTTCTTTCTTGCGTATTCCTTTGAAACAGGTAACATAAAGTCAACAGCCATATTGCTTTCTTTGTTCCAAATTTCATTAAGTCTTTTATCCTTTTGGATTTTTTGCATATCCTTTAGGTAGTTTTGAAATTCTTTGGAATTGTTGCTATCACCTTGAACAAATTTACTCCAAGAATTAAGTACCTTATTGGAATACATTTTCATATCATTTGCAGTCTTTCGTAAGTCCTCTCCTTTTTCGTAATCACTTACTTTGTTAGAAATATATTGTTCAAGTTTCTTAGCATCAGCTTCATTTGGTCTTAGCTTTTCACCAGTTTCATTTTCATAAGCAGACTTCCAATTAAACTTGAAACCATAGTCCTTGTTTATATCGTCCGGTACCCTTTTAACATCACGAATGTAACCACCATTTTGTTCATTTTGGTTCATCAAGGCTCTGCCTTCTCTTTCTTGCTGTCTAATGCTTTTAGCCCAATCAATTTGTTCTTGACTAAAAGAGTGTGTATTTGGATATTTAGAAACAGCATTAATAATGGCTACGGCTTTTCGTGAGTCTTTCTTTGTAGGAATGTTGTATTTAGCATTTAAAAAGTCATTGACAGCATCCACCATTTTTTGTGAACGCTGGTCTTCAGGTATTTTTAGAATAGCTTCGTAAGCCTTTTGTGAAATAACTTCTGCCATTATCTACCTCTATTCTTGTAAGCCTTCTTTATTTCATCTTCAAACAATTCCATATCAGCTTCAGTTAAACCATTTTGTTTCATATAGTTTTTTCTAAAGTCTTGGAAAGCCTTTGCTTCAGCTTTAGCCTTTTCCTTACGAACAGCTTCGTGATAGGCTTGATTTAGTTTAATCTTTGTATCACTATCTTCAATATCATCAATGTGTTTAGTCCTATAATCATTAATTTCTTTAGAACTTGGTTTCTTGTTTAAGAAATCAGTAACATCGGCCCTATATTGTTCTTTCTTAGTTCCACTCCAATTACCTTCAGTTGTACCAGTTGAATCTCTGCCTTCTAGTTTATCTTCAACAACCTTTTTAAGTTGTACAAGTTCACTAACATCTGCACCAATATTCATACCATCACGAATAGAAGAATCAATGCTATTAAGTTGCATTTCCAAATTACCCCTATCATCGGACATTCGCTTATTCTTGAGCATAGTAACTGTATTAGCAAAGTTTTTCTTAGCTTCATCTTTAATTTGTTTGTTAGCGGCTTGTGTATCTTTTCTACCCTGAGCCCATCTAAACAAAGATGTTGGGTCATTGTTTACATTTCTATTAAATCTAAATCCAAATTTATCACCTTCAAGAGAAGCAATTTCATCTGCAACAGCATTACCTGTTTGCATTTCTTTTAACTTGCTTGTATTAGAAGCAATCCTTTGTTCAAGTTCACTTATTTGTGATTTGATATTTGCGATTGTTGCTTGTCTTTCTTGTTCATCTTGTTCAGCTTTCATTTGTTCAGCTTGGTAAGCTTCAAAAGAAGGGTCATTAAATTGATAACCAGCACCTTGACCTCCCTGACCATTGTTGTTTGTAAGTTGGTTCATATAGTTTCCATAGCCTTGCATATTGTTTTGGGCAGTAGCAGGCACATAGCCTTCCATTCCAGCTTGTCCAGCCATTTGTAGAATACCGGGAAATGAATAGTCCATATTAGCCTCCTAATTGTGCCAACTGTGCTTTAAGTTGTTCTAACTGTGCTTGGTCAGCCTTAATTTGTTCTTGAAGAATGTTCATATCTTCACTAGATTGTTTCATAGCCTTTTGTTGTTTCTTTTGTACACCATAATCGTGAATATCCATTCCCAAATCAAGCATACCCCTTAAAGCCTTTGCAGCATTTTCTGACATATAATTTAATTGTGGAACCGTATCACGAACTTGATATACTCCACCAACTGTAGGTGATTGTGGCATTACACTTATAGCCATTTTAAAACCTCCTTAGAAACCCAAGAATCCAAACAACTTAGACAACAAACCACCAGCCTTAGCAGGCTTTGCATTTGGTGTATTGTATTTAGGTGTGTGTCTAGCTGCGGTCTTATTCATACTTGTACTTTTATTCCACTTGATGTTGTTCATTTCTCGCCCTAATGAACCACTTTGTAGGAATTGTTGAAATTGTTTTGGAGTAGCACTATAAGTGTACCACTTACCACCCATTTGAAGCATAGCAAGGTTGTTCTCGGGAGAATAAGCAATATCTTGTATAACACTTGACTTAGCACCGATGTTCTTTCTAATCGCACTATCACTAGAACTATATCTAGGGTCTTGTTTTTCAACTTCCCTACCTAGTTCCTTCCAATTAGGAATTGACTTTCTTTGTGGATAGAAAGTGTTTAACAACCTATTGTGTTCTTCTTGTGTTTGGGCTACTGTATAAGGTACATCAGCATTTGACATTCCCCAATAGGCAGGTGTCTTAGTTTGTTGGACAGGAATGTTAATATCACCAAATACACCTAGTTGTTCATCAACTGGTGGTTCATCGGCAATAGAGCCTCTCTTGACTACCTTATTGTAAATATCGCTGAATACACTCATAATCTATTTTCCAAAACCACCATATAATTGTGAGAACAAACTAACAGCGTTTCCAATTCCATTACTTTGTTGTGGAAGAGGATTTGATTGCATTGGCTGTTGCGGAGTTGTTGTCGTATTCATTGGCATACGATTTTGATTAAGTTGGTTGATTTGATTTTGTTCGCTTTGTGCTTTATTCTTTGCCAAACTAAGGGCAGCCATTATAATCGGAAGCATCTTTTATTCTCCTATCCAAATATTCTACCAAACAAACCCTTCTTACTATTTTCATTGGCAGCTTGCTGTTGAACATAGTTAGCATAGTTTTGTGTATCTATGTTGTTTTGGTTTGTCAAATTGTTAATGTAATTTCCATAGGCATTAGACAAATTATCCTGAGCACCTTGGGCAACACTCAATAAGTCTTTGTTCTTATTGTATCGGTTGTTGTATGCGTTTTGACCAGCATTTGTATTCATTTGCCATTCATTAGCACTTTGTTGTCTATCTTGCATATAGCGGTTGTAAGCCTTATCCCATTCTTCACTAGCCAAAGCCTGTTGCTTTGCTGCCATAGCATCCATATAATCGGAACCAAATATATCACTTGATTCTCTCAATGCGTTCATAGCTTGCTTTTGTCTTTGGTTAGCAAACTTTGAATAGTAATCGTTTACATCACCATTGAATGAGAATTGACCTGGGTCATAGGCTTCCATTCCTTCAAGATTTGAAAGATAGTCATTGAACTTACCCGCAGTGTCGCCATAAGTGTTTTGCATTTTGTTGTAATACTGACCATACAAACCACGGTTAGCATTACTATTTTCTTCTGCCTTTTCTTGTGCTTTGGCTAATGCGGCATTAGCCCTTGAAACTCTTTCATCTTGACCAAAGCCAAATACATCACCTGGGTCTAGTATATCATTCCATAAAGCCATTGTTTACCTCACTAGAATTGTAAAATCATAATTAATTTGTTTTCATCTGAATCTAATTTTAATGCAGTGTCCTGTAAAGTGATTATTCCACCTTCAATACCATTCTTGCTAAACTTGAAATAAGGTGTAATCTCATTTCTAGTTTGTATGAACTTGTCTGGAAGAGGTATGCTATCACCCTTAGCCAAAGTCTTAAAAATTCTTAGGTTTCCATTCTCCAATACTTTCCAAGTAACATCTTGGTTAGTTTGTTTAGACAAATCCCAAGTGCCATATAGTGCTTGAATAACTTCATTTATAGAAGATGTTTGGTTTATTTCCATTTATACCTCTAAACACTTGTGTTCAATTCTTGTAAACGAATGGAACTATCACTAACAACAAAGTCAGTAGGTTCACTATAACTAAGTTTCAATACACATTGTCTAACCATACCAAGGTTCAACCAACGAACTCTTTTTTCGTATTGACCTTTTCTACCAAGACTTGCTTCACGAACATTACCAAATGTGTAACCACCATCCTTGCTTATTTGTAACAACATAAAGCCGGGCTTATTGTATTCGGGCATAGAACCTACATTACATTCACAAGTAAGTTCAAAGATTACGAATGGTTTATAATTTGTTGTGATTACTGGTGTTTGTCTAACTCTTAAAAGTGGTAAACGATGTTGTGCATCAAAATCTTCATAAAAATAATTTTCATCTAATTCATAGATGTTACCACTTTCACCACAACCAGTTACAATCTTGTTATTCCACCAGCAAGCATAAAGTGGTAGATAATTCTTGTTCTTACCGGTGTAGTAGTTTCTACTTGTTCTAATGTGCCATTCATTTGTTTTCAAATCGTACACATAACATTCTTCGTTTATACTAAACAAGTAGAATGAATGGTTGTTCTTTGAGTAAGTCCAACCCTTGACGTGCTTAACATCGTTTGTATTCAATATGTTGTCTAACCACAATGGACTAATCTTTGTAACTTCGGTGCCTTGAATCATCAATACACACTTAGCACTTGATTTACCAGTACCAATACAAAATTGTGAGTGGTTCACACTAGCCAAAGAATAAGGGGCTTCTAGACCTTGTTCCTTGTTAATGGTATAAGAGGTTCTTTGCCAAGTTTGATAGGATTCAGCATTACCCTTTTGCCAAAACTCAATAGAGCTGGGACCGAACATAGTCAATAATGGGCCGACACTACTTAATGCTATTGTCTTATCACTTGATGTAGAACCATTGAAATACTTTGGTACACCATAATCATCAAGGAAGCAATAATCACCACTATCCACTTCTTTTTCTAGGACAGTGATTCCATCTTCATCATATTGAACTTTGCCATCAAGAATATCAAATACTTTTCTTTTTTCTGTGTTCAAAGGGTACTTGATTGAGTAGTAAGTAAAGGAACTTCCTTTGTCATTAACTACTATTGTACCATCAACTACAGCAATATGAGTAGGTTGTATGTACTCCTTTTCACTATCAATTCTTTTAGGTAAAGTAATTTCTACCTCTCCACCTGTCTTTAGGTTATAGCCGTGTATATCGTTACCATCAACCCAAAGTAAGATAGCTCTTTCACCACCACTTTCAGCAAAGCAAACAGTATTACCAATGGCATAGTAACCAATGGTTTCGGGTTCATAGGTGCTATCAAAACGAACAACTTCACCATTGTAGGCTACGAACAAACATTGTTCATAGTCATTGTTTCTAAGACCCGTGCTAGGTACGAACATACCATCGCATTGACCTTTTTCACCCAATGTTGTTTTGAATTTAATGCCAGGAACACTTTGTAAGAAAGTTCTTACATCTTTGTTATCACCACCTGTATTGTTTTCAGTAAAGCAATTACGGGACATAGCTGCACCCTTGATATTAGGTGCAGTCAATGTAGCATCGTTACCGCCAACCAATGAATAAACTATCTTGTTCTGTGGCATACTAATTTATTCTCCTTCTTGGTTTGAAAACCATTCCTTCAACAAAACCATCAGGACATTCAAAACAAAATTTGTTCACAATACCATTGTTAAACCATTTTCTTCCAACATTATTTAGTTTGTTTCTATTACTTATATTGTTTGAAATACTTTCTCTACTTTCTTTTGAAACACCATTTACTACATTTCTAGGCTTACCATAAAACCTATTATGTAATTTAGTTCTTACTTCACTACTATGATGTTTTCCGTAGAATGGATTCTTTTCTCCTTCAAATTCTGAATTGATAATAAATCCACCTAGTCTTTTAAAAGCACACTTCATTTTAGATTTCATATCTTCGCCTTTTATACAAAGTGTATAAAGTTTGTGAATCTTTAAGTGGTTATCATAAGATAAAAGAATAACATTATCCTTAGAGTTGTCAACAGCAACCTTGTTTAGTTTATACCAGCTTTTTGGAACAATATGATGTTTATGCCCTTCTTTTGGAGGGTTTAATCTTGACTCATTGATTATGTTCATAACCATAACAAAATAATGGTTATAATCAAAAACATCTAATAAGTTTACCAAAATGCTCCTCCTACAAAGTTGGAATAATTGACGTCCCATGTATTGTTAGAAACGAAATCATAAACTTCTGGTCTATTTGCGTGGTTAATTGTTTTAATTGCTCGTCTAGCACTTTCATAGTCAGCTTCAAATACTGGTACTAATTCAAGCAACTTATATCTTTTGCACAACTTAACACAAAGTCCATCTTCAATAAGACTTTCGTATTTGCTAGAAACCTTGATTGTGTCTTTCAATGTGTATTGTGGAATACCTTCAAGGACAGTCATTCTATATTCGGTAGGAACAATAGAATCGGTTTCTACAACAAAGTATTCAATTTCGTATTCAGGGTCAATACCTTCATTATGTGGATAATGAATTTGTACTAATTCTGTTTCACAACAATATTGTGTTGGTAAATGATTTTGTGTTAATGAATCAATTTTTACTTTGTTTGAAGGCATAAGTGGTTGCCATCTATTAGCAATTCTTCTTGAACAAGCTAATACTCTATCGGGAATTTCTTCAACCCAAATATTAGCCCACTTATCTTTCATGTATTTGTTCCATTCACTTGTACTAAATGGACTCATTCCACCTGCAACAAATGAACGAATTGTGTAAAATTCGTAACCATTGTTAGGTGTCTTTAATTTGTAAATATCACCAATTTCTGCTTGGTTATCACTAATCCTTGTATTAATTTCTTCAAGGTTATCTACTTCAAACCATCTTTCGGGCTTCTTAGCGAATTTGAACTTCTTTGTAGCCAATGAATCATAGGTTTGATAGTTACAAAGTAAGTCATTCTCGGTATTCATTTCTGCTATAAGAGAATGTAAATCTTGTAAACCCGCTTCCTGTTGGGAACCAGTTGGAACATCATCTTCGTCCACTAGGGAACATCTTTGAAATGCGTTGTTTATAAGAACATTGACAGCTATCATTGAAAGCCTCCTACTACTATTTATACAAAGTAACAAAAAAAGGGCGGTGGCTTTACTACCACCACCCATTGTTAGAGAGCGAATCTTTCAATTAGTCCATCTGAACGAATGAAAGGGCAGCTTCTCTTGGGTCAGGAAGACCGACTGCAAATGGAGCTACAATACGAACCATTGATGTAAAGTCACTAAGGTTTCCACCTTCGTAAACAGATACTTCAATTTCGGAACCATCAAAGGATTCCTTGGTTTTCTTTGTACCTGGAATTTCAGAGAAATCATAGGTATCAAAGCCAACAGCTTCATCAAAACGAGTTTGAACAACTGCGTATGTCTTACCACTTGTAAGAGCGTTTGTAAGTGTTAAGCTAGATGTACCAGTTGGAACCCAAGCATTAGCATTGTTACAAGCTGCACCTTCAAATTCAATTCTTAATTCTGGGATAGAACCATTGTCATCGGTTGTAACGATTGTGTAATCGGCATCAACCTGAACACCATTCTTATCAACCAACTTCAAACCATCAACCTTGAAAGGTGTACCCTTCTTAGCATTGGTTGTGATAGCGGTTACTGGAGCAAAACCCTTGCCAGAAATTTCAGTCAAGGAAATAGTAGCGGTAGCACCATCACCCTTAACGGTTGGCATATAGGATTCAGTTACAACATCGGATTCAGCATAGCGACCAAGATACTTGTCTTTGTACAAGTCTTCGGCAACTGCTGGATGGTTGAAAAGACCCAATGCTTTCTTAGCAATCTTAGCACCTAACTTTGGTTCAATGAATGTTACCTTCTGTCCTACAACACCGGCTTTGTCAAGGTCAGCAGCGGCATCACCAATGGCATCAAGGTCAGCACTTGAAAGAACTTCAACCTGTGAAGCACGATAAACGGTGGCGTCAATGGCTTCCTTTTCAATGGTTCTTGCGACTGACTTACCTCTTGGCTGAGCAACTTCCTTAGACCAAGATTCAATATCACCTAATTTGTTCCATTCAGAAACTTCGCAATCATTAAGACCAGCCTTCAATGTTACTTCGTATTCAATTTCGTTAATGTTGTCAATCTGAGCCTGCAAGCCAGTCTTGCCATCAGCGGCATCAACAATACGAGTTTTGCCTGGGTCTGGAATGTAAACTTTGTACTTGTTACCAAGTTTCTTACCTTCCATTTGGTTCTGTGGAACATAGGATTTTGCTTTCTTCAAATATGGAGTGTTAGCATAAACAACGGTTGCGAGAATTTTGGTTTTCTCATTATTGGAAAAAGACTGATTAGCCATAATTAATTTACCTCAAAAAATGTTAATTTGTTAAACACCTGCCAACTTCAATAATCCTTCTTTTGTTTCCCAAGGTTTGTTAGTGATACTTTGTTGTACACCAGGTCTACCAACAGGCTTAATTGGATTTGTTGGAGCTACAGGAGCTTCCGTTTTGTTTGTTACAACATTAGACCCTTTTCTGAAACAATGCCATTCAATATTACGCATTTTCATATTACGCAAATTTGGATTTGTTGTATTCAAAATGTCTTCTGTCATTTCTTTGTTCTTAGCCAATTCATACATTATCATTGGGCCGACTGGGCTATACAAGATAAAGTCTGAAATGTCTTTGTTCTCGGGGGCATCTATTGATGTCACCATATCCCACTCACGATTAGCCTCACCAATGGTTGCCTTAAAGTCATTCTTGCTAACTTCGTCTGGATAGAACTCATCAATCTTTCTATTGACTTCTTCCTTTAACAAAGCTTCTTGAGCATTGACTTCTTCAAGCTCCTTTTGCTGCTTTTCATATTCAGCCATTTGTGCTTTAAGAACATCTTGGAATTGTTCTTTAGCCATATAGCGAATGTACTCATCGTCTGTACCAAAATCGTTTCTTTGTTTTGGAGCATACTTTTCAGGGTGTTCCAATCTTTCAAAACGGTCTTCGTATGATTTCTTCATTTCTTCAATGAGTGATTCATACTTTTTCTTTTGACGATTAAGTTGTTTGTGAAAAGAGTAACTGGCTTTTTCTAATTCTGTGTATTGTGGTTTGCTATCAACGCCGTTGTTAATAACCTCTTTGTTTTCAACATCACTTGTTACTTTGTTCTCATGTTCAGCTTCAACATTTGAAATTTCGCTAGGTGTGTTATCGGCAATGTTTTCAGTAGGACTAGCTGTTGTCTCAACTTCAACATCGTTTTCGGTATTTTCTATCATTTGTTTTTAACTCTCTGCAAGGTTGTTAGCTTATAGGTAATGCCCTTGTTACATAGCCTATTGTTATTTATAATTTTAATCTTCCATAAATCTTGATTGTCTTTTCGTTCTACTTTCAAAGACTTCAATAGGAATAATTGGTTGATAATAGGTCAAGGCTAAAGCATCCGCATAGTCAGGGCTTCGTCCTAAATTAGTCTTTATATCTTCCTTTGGAATGATTTGTAGCCTATTGCTATTGTTCAATATGTATTTGGTTGCTTTAAGTTCACGAATCAATTCTTCATTCAATCCATTCAAGCCATTGGTTTCTATGCCTTTTTTAAGGTTGAAATACATTTCTGCCCTATTATTAGCATAAGCCTTATTGCTAGGTGAACCACCAAAGGCTATTGTTGAACAAGAAACATTGTTTTCAGCCAATCTTTCCGCTAACCCTAGTCCAAATGCCTCATCTATGCAAATGTGGCTTAAAAGCCCCTCTCCGTACTTTAAAATCAATCCACGAATTATAGAACAAAGTTCTGCACTGGTGGCAACTTTCTTGTCAATAATTTCAAGAATATTATTTTGATTTCTAACAAGAATTATATTTGAGTCAGTTCCAAGTCCTGCACAGTCCACCCCAATACAATAACCCATAGAATCTGTATAAAGATTCTTTTTAGCATTTGTAAGTAAATCAGCATTGAAGATTACACCACCATTGGCATCATCAACCTCTTCACCATAGAACTCCCTTCGCCATTGGTTTTCATCAACACAAGTAGCCTTCATCAATTCAATTTCTTCGGGTCTAATGTTTGGGTTGTCCGATGTTATGGCAGTGATAATAGGTATCTTTTCCTTACGAACAAATGTTGTAAGCCAATTATCACTTCTAGGGGTACTCATCATATAGATTCTAGGTTGTTTCAATCCAGCATTACGCATACAAAATGAAAGAACCGAGAATATATCTTGTGGTGCTAGGGCAGCCTCATCCATAATTGAAATGGAAATAGATGTGTAACCACGAATAGAATCAAGTGATTCATAACTAGCAAAGTAAATAGTTCCTTTACCAAACACTATCTTGTTTGAAGAATGGTTGTACTTGTATTGACCAGGAATTATCACATTAAGTTGTTTGACAATTTCTGGCACCAATACTTCACGAATTGCCTGACCTGTTTGACCAAGACAAATACATCTAAGACCCATCATCAAAGCCTTGACTGCAATCATAGCAGCAGCATAGGATTTACCACTACCTCTACCTGCCCTAAAGTAAATTACTTTGTCCTTACTTTCAATCAGCTTTCTTTGGTGTGGTAATGGTTGGTATTCAAATCGTCTAGTGCCGTCACTGTAGTCAATTACTCTAATTCCTTCAATGACTTCTTCTTTTATTCTAAATCTCTTCTTCACTAGACCCCTCAAAGCAAATTTCTATCTTCTTAGGTGAATCAATGTTTGCTTCAACACTTTGTTCAGTCCTTTCTGACCATTCACTCTTGAATCTTCTTTTAAGGATTTCGCAATATTGAATTTTGCCTTCACGATAATAGTGTGCAGTGATATAATCCTCAATCTTTCGTTTAAGGGTTTCTATCCATTCCACCATATCGTTAAGCAATTCTTGGGTTTCTTCGGCAATAACTTGTGTGTCATTTTGTTGGAATGACTTAACACTCCACAAACGATGTGGATTTTGCTTTGTTTGTAATGACTTTGGTAGATAACCCTGTATACAAGCCATAAAATAGGCTACACTATTCCAAGATGGTTTTTCGTTTGAATCGTGCTTTGCTTCACCAAATCCTTGATGATTCAACAATCTAAATGTAATTCCAGCTGTGTTCAATGTATCACTTGATGTGTTGAAAGTTTCTTCTAAAGCATTGTTACATTCAATCAAGCTAAAGTCAGGCTCACTCATATTTTCAAGCAAGTATCGCATTTGCTTTTGTCTTAGCTTGCAATTTTGTAAAAGATTAGAACCAGTTAATCTATGTTTACCTTTACAAGACATAAACCCTCCTTAGACAAATCTGTCTACTAATAATTTGAGGGATATGTTCATTTGTTCTAAAAGGGCTTTGATTTCGTTCAAGTCCTTTTTAATTTCTTCAATGTTATCCTGTGCCTTTGGTGGGTCAGGTTTCTTTACAATTTCTTTTTTCATTTCAACCTCTCTTGTGCTGTATAGCCAGCATCGCTTTTATGTTGTGTTTTATTTATTATTCTTTATCTTTTTTGTTAGCAAGACTAACACGAATATCGGATAGTTGGTCTATGATTTTATCTAGTTTGTTTCCAATCGTGTCTAGTTGTGTATGAAGTAATTTGTTATCGGCTTCTAACAAAGTAATTCTAGTGTTGAGGGAATCGTTATCTTCATCCCTCTTAGTGCTAGTTTGTTTGCGTTGAAAGTAAATTATACAGTAGACTATGAGAGCGGCGACGACAATTTTAAGGTCACCAGTACTAAATGCATTTGTTAGTATCTCTTCCATACAAATTAACCTCCTTATGGTGCGTAACCTGTAGCTGTCCAACCTCCATTAGTGCCAGTATCATTGATGCTATTTGTGCGATTACTGATTCCATATTAACCTGTCCTTACCCATCTTAATACTTGTAAACATTTCATTCTGTTTTCATGTGTTCCACCACCACCAACATTTGAAGCTGTAAATCTAGCAGGACCATAGTATTCATAGTATCTTGAACCATTATGTATTTTCTGTATAGTGCTACCATTAGCTGTAAATGAACCCCAAGAACCACCAGCTCCAGTTGTAGCAACTATACCTCTACAACTATTATCGTGAGTATGTGAAGGATAGCCAGCAGTAGCTGTATCAGTCCCAACTATTGAGTTTATAGCACCAGAGAAATAAGAATTGTCCTGACCAACTAATATACTATTACTTGTATCAAGAGTCCATTCACCACCAAATTTATTGTTTGGGTCTTCATTTGAAAGTAATTCTATAATAGAACCAACAGGATAAAAATCTAAAACATTCATTCTATTCTCTCCCATTTGTAAACCATTTTATATGGCTGCATATTATTATGAGAACCATTACTACCTGAAGACCAAAATGTAGTAGTACCTGGACCATAAATTCTTGAGTCAGCTCCTAGTGAGCCAGCCGTAGTAACATGTATGTTGTTCCAAATTTGAGTAATAGTAGTATTACCATAGTTACCTGTACTATTTCCTGGTTTGGCAGCTACTAATGTTCCAGTGTGATTATGTGACTGCATTTGTGATGTAGTCAATATTACATCATTTGAACCAATATAAGTTCCAGCAGCAGCAGTTGATGTTGTGGATATATTAGCTGCACAATCATTTATAGCACTCCAGTATACTGAACTAAAATAAGGATAGTTATTAGGGTCAAAATCAGCATTAGTTGTTTCATAAATGTAACCAACTGGATAGATAGTATCTATTAAATCATTCATCCTATTCTCTCCCATATACAAACTATTTTACTTGTTTGGACATTTGGGTGTGTTCCTTTATCTGTACTACTCTGTGCTCTCAATGTACCATTTGCTATTTTATCGTAAGAACCATTCGTAGTTACCCATTCAGACCATTTACCAGTTCTATTATCATTGTTATATGAAGCCCAAACAACTCTACTAAATGAGTGATTATGAGAAGGACATTCTGATAAAGTTAATGTATGTTCAATTTCACCACCTTCTTCAGGTTTTGAAGAATCATATCCAATAGGTGTTCTACCTTCAAAACTAACTTTCGTCCATACTCCACCAAATGTTACATTTGGGTTAAATGATTCATCAGCAGTTTTATACAAACTACCAATAGGATAAAAGATAAGTATAGATTCTGTTTCTTCGTATGAAAGATACCCACCCCAGCCAGGATAACTTAATATGTTGTTATAAGTGTACTGAATTGGGTTATTATATACGCACAAATTAGTAAAAGATAAAGTATATGTTGTACCATCATCAAGGGCAGCACCTGGGTACCATAAGTAATATGTTGTACCAGCATTTAACGAAACATTAAATGTAATAGTTCCACTTTTACCGGAAATATCTTCACCTTGAGTTCCAATTACACCACCAGTACGATTGTTTACATCCATATAAAAGTCGTATTGACCTTGGTTTTCACTTGTTACATTTGGGTTATTTGTTGTAAACCATAATCCAAAACCATAAGTACCGTGATTACCTACCTTAGCATTGGTTATGTTGTAGTCATAGCTTATTTTATATGAACCCGTTTCGGGTACAGTGAAAGACACGAAAATTGATTCGTACCAACCACCAACACCTAATTGTGTGATAGTGTCACCATTTATAGACAAAGTATTTGTGTTTACTATTGTCCAGTTTGATAATGGTAATCTATCAACTACAATTTCTTGCGGTTCACCAAATGTTAATTTGTATGTATCTGGCATTGTTTAACCTAATTACTTACGATTGATGCCCGTTATTCCTAAAATAACAATTTCATTACCAGTTGCTGTAATAAGTTGATTATTATTAGTGTAGTACCATATACCTGTACTGGCATCTAATTGTGTATCTGTAGTAAAAGTATATTGTCCTTCTTTCCAGTACATAGAACCAGCGTCATATGTGTATGTTTCAAAATCAATTTTATCCGCTCTTTGATATTGCGGTAAAATTTCTCTAACAAATGTAACACGGTCATTAAGTGTATAATATCCAATTTTAATATTCTTGAAGTTTGTATATGATTCACTTAAAGTGCATGCAGTTGCACCAGCAGTTGTCGGTGCTTCCCACAACACTGTTTCATCATTACTAAACACAAGTGTATTATCAACCAAATTAACCTTGATACCAGGTCCAGCACTTATAGGCAAAGCACTACCACCCCAAGCACCAGAGTTCGTTTGTACTATGTTGTTCAAACTAACATCTGTAAGGGCACTGTTGTTAATGGCACTAATGTTATCAGCACTATCATAACCAAATTCAAGGTCTGTTCCAGCTTTAAATGCTGACCCAGCATATCCACTTATTTTGTCACCATCATATTCAAGTTCAGTGGTGAACATTGTAGCTGTTGGAGGTGGAGCTTGTAAGATGTAATTATTTGTTGCGATTGCGTTAATTTCACTCATTATGCGTTACCTCCACTTAGGTATTTGACCCACTGATTCTGTTGATGCCGACAACTTTGTATATGTTCTTGTAGCTCCACCAACCATTACCTGTAAATACAGATGCCAATGTTGTAGAATAACCGCCGTATACTTTTAAATGTGTTTGGTCGGTAAATACTCCTCTTAAACCAATCCAGTTTGAATTTGAACCTTCAGGAACAATCCAAGTAAAAGCACCATTACCACCCCTCTTTGAGGTGTCTAATATAATAGTTTCACTATCTAAATTACCCGAAGAAATTATTTTTATTTCTTCAAAAGCACTAATAGGTTCAGAAAGTTGAACTGTAGCACTTAAATGACTGCCATCACCTATAGAAAAAGTATTGCCGCTCCACAGCACCGTTTCATCGTTGGAAATCCTTACAGTTCCTTCCGATGGCTGTGTAATGGAAATACCATTTCCTGCTTCAAATGTTGTGGCACTTGTGTTGCCTAATACAAAACTACCATTTGCGATACTTTGTATGTTTTCACTCATAAACTTTTCTCCTTACGATTTGCGACCGATACCGATGACTTTAATTGGTGTTGTTGAAAAATTCGAATAACCACCATCGTTTTTTGCCCACCATTGATAAGATGCATTTGTTCTTGAAAAATTATTCATATCTCCAGACACACTAAGTACTCTTACTGGTGCTGTACCAGGCTGCCAAATAGAAGCTGCACCAACTATATAATTTCCATTAACTGCATCGTCTGGATAAAGTATGGCAACTTGCCTAATTATAGTATCATCTGATAGATGGAATTCTACTTTTTTAAATGCTGATAAAGGTTCACTAAAAGCTCCAGATGCTCCTGTTCCTGAGAATAGCACAGTTTCATCAACACCAAGTAGCTGAGCAACAGCACTCAAGTTCACGCCCAAGGCGTATTGAGCAGAGTTAGAAGCATGTACCAATGTATCATCGTGAACGAGCCATTGTTTCTCAGCACCATATTGAGCAATAGCACTCCCATTGATTGCCGAGACTTCATCTACTGCATTGTAACCAAGTTCACTTTCTTTCAAGTAATCACCACTATTTGTTTGATAACTTGTGACTGTATCGTCTATGTTGGCTGAGGTAGTTTGTACATAACTTTCTACTTCGGGATTGCCACCTTGACCGGCAATAGCACTTCCATTGATAGCACTTATTTTATTTGAACTATCATATTGATAAGTTGGTAAAGCTGAAGCCCAAGCAAGTTCACCTACAACAGTTTCAAATGTGTCAGCTGCGGAGACAGTTGCACCGTTAATGTTATGGTAATTGTTAGACCAAGCTGCAAAAGCTGTAGCATTTGGAATAGAAATTGATTGTGTTGTTCTACCCGCCTCTGGTAATACAATTTCACCAGTTAAATCTGTATTAGCACTCCAGTATAAAGTATCACTGGTAGCCCATGTATCCAAAGTGATTATGTTGGTTGGTAAAGCTTTATCCCAAGTGTATCTTGCAGTATCATTCGGTCCTACAGGACGAAGCCCATAAGAAGAAACAAAACCTTCATAACCAACTATTGAAATAGCTGAATTAGTGCCTTCAAGTGTGTCACCATTAATTAAGATTGTTCCACTTGGAGAAGTGTAAGTTGTGCCACCTTGACCCCATTGAGCAGAGTTACTTTGTACAACATTACTTGTTTCATTCCAAGTTGCACTTTCTGGAATATCAATAGCGGTTAAATAAGTAGCACTTGCGTTCTGATATGCTATGGAAACTTCATTCCAAGTAGCACTATCAGGCAAATTAAATGCTGTGGTATCTAATTTGCTTGAAACTTCATTCCAAGTTCCACTCAACTCGTGTACAGCAGAATTAACGGCTTCATCACCTAATGGAATGTTTGAGAAAGCCTGTGCTAATTCATCAGCACCACTTGTTTGGGATTTGGTATAGTAATCACTCAAATCCTGGTGAGAGGTGAGATATGTAGCAGTAATATCCCTGCCTAAATCATCTTTTGTTGCTACTGCGGCACTGTATGCACTTTGTGCGAATAAAGCACTTCCATTAATTTGGTCTATGACTTGCATTTATCTTCAGCCTCCCATCTACAAACTTTATTGTGTTTGATATACCAGTAAAATTCTCTATGATACAAATTTATATCACCTCCGGAGCTAGTAAAACCATAATGCTTGAAGAACTTTTTTCCGAACTCACTTTTAGGCTTCTTTAAAGATTCACTCATTTTAGCACGAGTTTCTTTTGAAATAACCTTTCTCTTTTGAGCTTCACTGTTTCGTTTTCTAGTTAATGGGTTTAACATATTTTCACTTTTAGTACAAACTCTTAAATTTTCAAGTTTATTATCAGTTTTAATAGTATTAATGTGGTCTATTTCATAACCAGTTGGAATATCTCCATTAAATGTTTCCCATACAATTCTATGTTGAAGTTTACAGCCGAGCTTTGTGCTATTTGAAATATATCCACTATTTAATTTTGAATCACTGCATAATACCAATTTATCATTCTTCTTATCGTAACGATAAACTAAGCCATCCTTAGAAACCCATCTGTCATATTTAGCATTGTATAGCATCTTAAATCTCCACATAATGAAAGGTTAATGTAGGAATTAAGGCTGTAGCTTCATTAAAGGAATAAGAACTAGCTTGTGTAATATCATCTGTCCAATCCTTTGAGCTAATCACATATCCTTGAATACCTATGTTAGCTCCAGCACTTAATTCGTGATAAGATGAAATATACAATTTGTTTACAACATCATTCCAAGTACCACTATTTGAGTTTACATTGGAACTTAGAGAATTAAAATCACTTGAAATACTATACCAAGAACTTAAATCAACCTTGTTTGCAATTTGTCCTTCAATAGTTTGTAAGTCAGTAGAATATTGACCATTTCTCCAAGTATCAAATGCTGTACTTTCCAACTTTCCACTTGTATTTTCATTTACAAATTCTTCGGTAGCATAACCCTTACTATCAACATAACCCTTAGCTCTATCATAGGTTATGTTGTCTGCCATAATTACATAGGATTCAGTAGCCAAATCACCGCTTACACTAGACCAAGCACTTGTATCTAGTTTTGTATCAACCATAGCACTGATATAGGTCATATCGGCACTATTTGCGTAATTGTCTTGTACCCAAGCTGTTGTTACATTGTATGCATTAGCACTAGCTTGTTCAATATCGTTTGACCAATCCTTACCACTAATTATGTGGTCTTGAATATCAATGTTATCTCCGGCAGAGTAAGGAGCATTATCACCAGTAACGGAAATGATGTTGTTTGTAATATCAATTCCATTACCAGCACTATAAGAATCACCTACATTTATTAGCCTTTGATTTGTAGATAAAATTGCCATTTGAAACCTCTATACTATTTATAGGTTTATGTTATTTCCAATCACTAGCTATTCTACTTAGTTCTTCACTACCTGTTTGCGATGAAACACCACAATTTCTAAAGCACCCATTATGTGAAGAAGGTGGATTGGATTGATGTGACATAGAGGTGTATAATAGCTCAGCACCACCAGTTACATTAACACAATCATTGAAAGTTCTCCAAGCATCTGTTACCTTACCAGTATTGAACCAAGGTAAATACTGCAAACTCCTACAAGTATCAAAAGCAAAGTTCATATCTCTTACATTCTTTGTTACAAATGTTGGAACACTTGTCAATGAATAGCATTGGTCAAACATTTGTCGCATTGAAGTTACTGCTGACATATTAAATAAAGGTACAGTGACCAAGTTATAGCAAGAAGCAAACATACGATAAGTTGAAGAAACAAGACTTGTGTCTAACAATGGAACACCAGTCAATGTAGAATTAGAAAACATACTTGTCATATATTTTACTTTGCTTGTATTGAATTGTGGAATTGTTTTAATTGATGTGTATTGGAACATTGCACGCATATTTGTTACATTGGATGTATCAAACCAATTTACACTTGTCAATGCAGAACAATTATAAACCATTTCAGACATATCTGTTATGTTGGTTGTATTACCAGATACTATTTCTAACAAGTTAGGGTCAGAAATTAACAATGAAGCCATTGATGGGTAAGTACTGCTAACACTAATATCCCAAATGTTAGGGGATGTTGTTACTTGCTGTTTTGTAATGGTGTAGCCAGTTCCCTTAGTCTTAGGTGTTGTACCATTCTTCATCTTAACTCTAAGTGTGTTCGCTGCAAGTCCGGGTGGTGTATAAACATTAAATACACCCTTAGCTGTTACATTGTTACCATTAAACTTGAATTGGTTGCTTGTAAGTGTAGCACCGGTTAATAAGTAATTACTAAATTCGTAACCATTGTATGCAGTGTTAGACAAAGTAACAACATCATTGTCAAAACCTGACATCTTGTTAGCACCAATAGAACCACCCTCACTAGGCATTATATACAAACTTCTAATTGGGTCTTGTACAAAGTTACCTGCAATAGTTAAATTAGAATCACCTACACGAACTTGATTACCTGTAGCTACACCACCAGTGATAGCATATCCATTGAATGTGTAGTGAGAACTTGGTGTGTTAGACAAAGTAATAATATCACCACTAAAGCCAGTCAAAGGAACTGCACTAATTATACCACCAACTCTTTGTACAAGTGTGGCTGTATAGATTGGGTCTTGTAACCAAGTAGCTTCAGCACTTACATTTGAACCATTGAAAGCGAATGTATTACCTGTCAATGTGGCACCAGTCAAGTTAGCACTAACAAATGAATAATGTGAACTTGGATTTATGACCAAAGTAACAACATCACCATTGTAGCCTGTTGTTGGTGTACCACTTAATTTACCACCATTAGTTTGTTTGAAGAAAGCAGTAAATCTTGGGTCTTCAATCCAACTACCTTTAGCGGTTACATCACTATTTCCAAATCTAAACTTGTTTCCTGTTAGTGTGGCACCAGTTATTGAATAAGCATTGAATGTGTAGTGTGGATTGGAATTTGAAGATAAAGTAATTTCATCATCAATTAAACCCGTCATTGGAATGGCAGTAATCGTACCACCAGTACCTTGCTGTAATACAACATAACGAGTTGTAGAATCCCTAAAGTAAGCACTTAATGTAGCATCACCTCTTCCGAAAACATAGGTAAATCCACTTAAATGACCAACATCAACTTCCATTCCACTATATGTGTAGTTAGGACCAGCACTTACATACAAAGTAGCACTTTCACCATAATAGCCTTTTGTCTTGTCAGCACTGACAAGACCATTACCTATGGCAGTGGTGTTTAGTTTGTACCCATTGAATTGTGTCATTGGGTGTCCGTTAAACACCCACACATGCTTTCCTGGAAATGCCAATCTATACTTTGGATATTTCATAAATTAATCCCAATCCCAATAATAATCAAAGGTCCAGCCACTATTCAAGAAAGTCCATTTGACTTGGTTTACATCATTCTTTACCTTAGCCATATTCAAGTACAAACCACTGTATATGACCTTAGTCTTACCATCCCAATGTAATTGATAATCTGGACCATAATCTTGTCCGTGTATGATTGTCAATCTATCAAAGGCTGAATAATCTTCAAGGTTGGCTGCTGTCTTAGAATTATTTAGAACAACACAATAGCAATTTGAGCTTGGTGTTTCACTTGACTTAATTATGTTGTACCAACTAGCACTTACATCTGTTGCTGGGTATGCTTGGTAAGAAACACCCTTAACATCAAGTCTAGTTGTAGCACCGGCTGGACCACTAGCAGTTGTGAACCACAAAGCACTTGAAGAAACACTTAAATTGTATCGTGTATTTCCACTCTGTGATGTTATTGGGAATGTAGTTCCACCACCACTCCAATCTGCTGAGTTTGTCAAGACGGTAAAGTATGTACTATTCCAATTAGCTTCGTTTGTTGCAACTGTTATGTTTGTTGAATCACAAGTTCCACTATTTTGTGTAACCCAATTATTGACTGCGGTATTACCATCATTCTTAGCCCATTGTGCTGAATTGGCTCTTACCTTATCACTAGCATCCTCCCACTTACCACTAGCATTTTGATAGACTGAAATGTTTAGTTTGTTCAAAACATTGTTCCATACTGCACTATTGCTAGTCAAGGTAGAACGGGCATCATTCCAGTTAGCACTATTGGACTTGACTGTTCCACTTACACTCTTTGCGTAAGAACTTAGTTCATTTATTCTACCACTTAGGTAGCCATCC